CTCCTAATATCAGAGGCCACGACCACCACGTTGTTGCCAAACTTCTTATTAAGTGTTGCAACAATTTTACGGGCTTCATCATTCACTAGTTAATCCTTCCGATGATTCCTTGTGGGTTCCAGTTACTTGCAATGTCGTTTCCTTGTGCAGCCTTCGTTGTTCCCTCTACTTTTGCACCTGTAAGGGACCCGTAACGACTTCCTGATTGATTAATTGGGTAACCACAGTCATAACAACGCGCTGCTGCATTCTGTACTGCCATGTAATTATTGCCACCACATTCAGGGCATAACTGCGTTTGACTTGCACTTCCAATACGCAACGATGGAGCCTGTGGTTGCGGTGCTTGGTAAGGAGTCATTGGCTGTTGTGACGGGGGCATCGGTACATCTGCTGGACGTGCTTGCGGTTGTGCGGGCTGTGTACCTAACTGCTTAGCCCACCAGTCTGCATTACTCATTTTGCTTCTCCCCATTTATTGACAATCTTTACTTCGGCAATCAAAGGAACCGTCATCTCTGGTAGGTGTATACCTTCCATGGACTCACGAATTGCTTCCGCAACCTCTTCTGCCAAATCTTCACGTGCAACTGTAACCAGTTCATCATGCACAGTCAAAATGACATTTGCATCTGGCTCATCGACAAAACAAGAATGTGCTCGAACCATCGCTAATTTCATCAAATCTGCAGCAGATCCTTGAATTACGGTATTAAATGCCTGACGATCTGCCCGTGCTTTAGTTCCTCGATCGCCACTTTTAAGTTCAGGGATATAGCGACGGCGCCCAAAAATAGTCTCTACATACGGTATTGGTGAACGGCCTGTAGCCTGACGTATTACCTTGGCCTTGTACTTAGCAATATCTGAAAACTGTTCTTCAAATCGATTAAGGAGATCCTTTGCAGCCGATACTGAACAACCAATACTTTGGGCAATCTTTTCTGGACCAACTCCATACGCAATTGAAAGCACAAGAACTTTTCCAGCCTTACGATCTACTCCCATAGTGTCACCAATAGTGGTGTAGATGTCTCCGCCAGTACGGTAGTTCTCTACCATAATTGGATCTCCAGAAAATGCTGCAATGATTCGTGGCTCAATCTGTGAGTAGTCCGCCATGATCAACTTATGCCCTGGAGGTGCAACGAAGAGGTTACGGATCAACTTTCCGTACTGTCCGCTACTAGGGATGTTCTGTAGGTTTGGGTCACTACTGGAGAAACGACCTGTCTCTGCTCCGTGGGCTTTAAAATTTGTGTGAACCTTGCCATCAATCATTAGGCTCTTTTTCTCAACAATCTTTTCCTTACCCATAGTTGTGCGAGTAATTTCTCCGCCTAAGTACGGCATCACGTATGTCGTCATCAACTTATTCAAATCTTGATACTCAAGAATTGCATCGACTAACTCGTCTTTACTTCTATAAAACTCTAAAGCGTCAGAAGAAACTGAGAAGTGCTGAATACCTAAAGCCTGAGGATTTGTTGCTGCAACGTCTTGTCCTTTAGCGGTCAGAGCAACGCGAATGCGTACATTCGGCTTAATACCGCGTCCCTCAGGCTTAGGTGAAAACAGAAGTTCTTGCTTCTCTTTAACAGAGTTCATAGAAAATGGTTTACCAGTTAACTTCCATGCCTTGGCTTTTGCCGCATCAATATCAATTTCAAGTCGAGCCTTTAGTAATGTAAGTTCCTCAACATCGATCATCGCACCAGTAAGTTCCATGTCACAAAGAGCAGCCACTACATCCATCTCTAGAGCCCATACTCGCTTAAGACTTCCCTCTAGACGTGGCTCTAATGCTTTGTACAACTTCCACGTAACCTCGGCGTCAAACCCAGAGTAGTGCGCTACATCACTGAACGAGTGCACCTCAACCATGGCACCAATACCTTTTTCAACCTTAATTCCAAGAACCCTCTCAGCACAGGCTGCAAGTCCTAATGCGTTTCTGTTTCTGTTATCAATGATAAACATAGCCATCAACGTATCGAAGAACGGTTTCTTAGGTACAACACCTCGATAGTATTTTGCAATTGACTTTAAATCAAACTTTACGTTGTGACCAATCTTTAACTTGTCACTAAAAAACAATGGCTTTAATGCTTGGAATACTTCTCCAGGAAGCAGTTGCTCTGGAGGAGAATCAAATACTGGAGTCCACTTGGCTTGGTTCTTTGAGTAATCAGCATCAGTAAGAGTTTTTCCTGCAGCAGCCTTACGCTGTCCACTAAGTAACATCTCTTTGTCCCACTTAAGAAACTCACCATTTGGATGACCCATAGGAATTACATCTGTTCGTCCCTCTGTGGCTAAAGAAATCCACATAACATCGTTTACAACTGGTTGAATTCTATTTTCGCCAACTGTCTCAACGTCAAAAGCAAACGCATCTACCTTGGAGTAAAACTCAACAAGGTCTTTCAAGTGTTCTTTTGTTGTAATGATATTCATACATCCCCCGATTGTTAGATGAAAGGGAGCCTGCAAATAGGTGCAGGCTCCCTTCCGTTGGAAATTGTGCTTACGCTACAGAGCGAGCAACCTCAAGCATTTCGGAGCGAGGGGTCTCTCGAATAACTTCTGCTGTGAACGGAACAGCGGCTGCTACCAACTCTTGAACAGCGTCGCTGCTCAATTTCCATTCCTCTGCTAGGTCACGGCCTCGAACGAAGTTGAGGGTGTACTGCGTTGTTGGGCCAGTACCTAGTCGAGAAATTTCCCAGAACTCTTTTGAAAGAGGTCCTTTGCGCTCATCGTCGTGAGCCTTCTTAATCTGACGAGCAAGTGAAGGAGGTGCTGTAAGAATCTGCACTCCCTGTACGTCTCCACTCAAAACAAGAACATTGAATGAAAACTTTCCACGAGGCTTGTCACCTAAGACATCGCAAAGTGGGCAGGCATCACCGATACAGACAAAAGACTTCTTACCCTTTGGGCGTTCGATCCAGTGCTGTTCGTATGAAGCAAATGGTTGATCTTCAAGGAACTTTACAAGTTGTGGTTCATCAGAAAACTTAAAGTCTGTTGGGAACTCAGACGTGTTCTCTTGAACAAGTGAGTCGAATGCATCCCAGCCTTGCTGGACTGTTGTTCCGACCTTTGGCATTGCATCTTCGCTGTCTTCAGCGAGATAGTTGTCAGCATCAACTGACGGTTTTGTAATTGGCATGTGTTTCCTTTTTGGTAATGAGGCCTATTGGCTCTCGGTGGCAGTAATGACTTTCCAGGTTCTTACTAAAGTCTCTGTAAGGTCATCGTGTTGGCTCCACTCTACACGAGCGGCGCCTAATAATCCTCTACGATCAAATTCATTAATCGCAGATTCTATGAGCGCTCTAGTGTACACGCGATTACCACCAGTCTTCTGACCTTTTAAAGTCTTAGAACGAAGACGGTATGGTGCACGGGGTATGTAACCTTTGCGTTCCCATAAACGGATAGTGACAATAGTTTTTTCCAACGCTAGTGCCAAAGCACCAATTGTAAAAACCTCTGTCTCTGTTCCATTTAACGTTTTCATGATTGGGTTTGAATCCCAACCATTACTCTCACCGCTTTTACGGCGAGAAACTTTAGGGTCTGGTTCACGACGCTTACGCTTTGACCCAGGAACATATTCGAGATCAGCAAATGCTTTTTCAATCTCGTCATCTCCACGCAAACCAGCCATCTGTTATCGCTTCTTCATTACTAGTGCCCAGACAACATTTGCTGGGTACATCTCATCAACTTCTTCTTCAGTCAAATCGTCGTTGTATAACGCAGCCATAAGCGCATCTTCATCCACAACTCTGATTGTTTTGTAGAGAGTCTCTTCAAGTCCATGCTCTGCGATGATCTCTTCTGCACGGGCTTCGTCTATCTTTCGTGACACACGGCGCTGCTTAACAACTGCAACTACACCATCAATGTCTTCTGGAAGTTCAATAACAACATTTCCTGAAGAGTCTTCTTCTCCTTCAAGATCAATCTTCTCAAATAGTTTTGCTTTGAGTTCTTTCTGCTGTTTTTCCCAGTACTCAAGTTGTTGCTTAGTAAAGGCGTATTGTTTTGCCTGTGACATGAGGTCATTTTCAGTACCCATGCGTGGTTCTTCTGCTTTGATTCTTGCCATTTTGTTCCCCTCCTACGGTCTTGCTTGCTGCAGAAAACTTATCAGACTACCTACAGTTAAATCAACTCCACCCTTGGCGTTGATCCCTTGGCCGTCCATGACGGCATCGGCTACAGCGTTCTTCTGCTGAAGCATATCGTATTGGCGTTCCTCAATCGAATTGGCTACCAGCATGTCTTGAATAGTGATACTGGGCCAACGGCTGGAGGCTCTTTTGATACGGCCATTTCGTTGAACGGCTAACCCCGCACTCCAAGGGAGGTCGTAGTTTATGAGGAGGTTAGCAATAGGAAGGTCGACACCATAACCGCCAGCATCACTAGAGATAAAGACACGGCAATCAGGATCGGTAAGAAATTTTGTTTTACTTGCTTCTTTTTCTTTTGCATTCATGCTCCCTGTGTAAAGTGTTCCTCCAACTGCATCTTGAATTGGCAATAACATTCCAACCCAAGAAGTAAACACGACCACTTTAGCAGCGGAATCTGTGTCTAGATGGTCTGTTATGTAAGTCTTTAACGTGTCTAACTTAGGTGTTTTTATTACCTCATCTAATAGCCCCCGTGCCTTTAGGCTAGACACATAGGCGCTACCTTCACCAAGTTGTTTATCAAACTTATTGGCACTATCAAGTAATAGTTGTGGGCTATCACACAGCATTCTAAGGGAAGTGATCTTGGACATGATTGAGCCACGCATCATATCTGCAGGGCTTCCTGGCTTACTATCGTGCCCGTAATGTGCCATCAGAGAGAAGTTTGCTCCCAACAACTGTTGTGCTTCGTACAACTCGTTGCTTAGTTCGTCAGCGATAAAGTTGTAGAGCGAGGACGTCTTCTTATCAAAGTTAATGGTAAGAGGATCACGATGAATTGTGTCAGGCAGATACGGGGACACGTCTGGATCAGTCTGAATCTTACGTACCGATGCTTGCTTCATCTTCTCGTGAAAAATAGGAAGGTTTCTATACCTTTGAACACCGCCAAAATGATTACGTACAATAAAAGTCTGATCAAACAAATCAAAGCGTCCAAGCAATCCATCGTCAACAAACTGCATAATGCTGTACACCTCTTCGGGACGTCCGTTTTCAATAGGGGTTCCAGTCAAAGCAAATCTAATTGGGATCTTTGAACCTAGTTTCTTTACAGCCTTGGCACGCTTTGATCTAAACCCTTTAATAGCCGTAGCCTCATCACAGACCACTGCACCCCATTCGTAGTCCTTGATGATGTCCCAGTCCGCCACGATAGTCTCGTAGTTAGCGATGATGTACCCAGTATGTTGTTCCCACTCCATATCCCTTTGCCAACGTTGCTCACGAGCAGTTTTTGAGCCATCGATAACCGAGGCGTAGTCATCTGAAAACTTATTGATCTCTTTTTGCCACTGATACTTTAGGCTGGAAAGAGCGATGACCAGCGTGGGTTTAGTAAGGGTTTTATTTTCTTTTAGTTTTTCTAATGCAGCAATCGTCATACAGGTTTTGCCAAGACCCATCTCATAAGCAACCAACATCTTTTGCCTGGCTACCATGCGATCTACAGCCTCTACTTGGTAGGGCTTGAGTATTCCATTAAACATTATCTATCGGGGTAGGGGCGGTGGCAAGTGCGCCGCATAGGTGGCATTCCATATCTAGCATATACAGAGAAATTTCTCCGTCTTCAAACATTGCTTTTACGTTCCATAATATAGAACCGCAAATACATACGTGTAGGGGCCGTTCTTTATCTCGTAGATCCATCATAGGTAAGCAGCCTTCCCAAGTACTGA